TTCCTTAAGTAAAGTGGCTAAGTCAATTCCACGACATTCTTTCTCTCAAGCGTCTTATCAAATATGGGGTGAGTTCTACTAGGTTTCCAAACGGAACATATCTGTAATCGATACCTATATTTTTACCCATTCCTAAAAGTTGTGCCGTCACGTATTGTTCCTTGTCAAACCTCGTCGCGTAACGAAGAGAACGCTCGTTGTGTGTTGCGAGTATCGTGTGTACGTGTGGGCACACAAGGGAGTGTGTCATCGCCTTTGCATACTCGTTATCGACGGCAGCTTTGTCTGAAAAGAGGTCTTTTTGTTTTCTCAAGTACGCACCGCGCACGAGCTTTGCACCGAGCATGATACCATCTTTGTGTGTGTCATTCATGTCACACATAAGTTCTTGCATCGCGTTGATTCTATACATCTGGTATGTTTTGTACACATGAACATCCGTTCGTGTGTTGTGTTCTGCCATGAGGTCATAACATATGTCTGGGTACAAAACATCTTCTGCATCTATGCATACCTTGACACCGTGTTGTTTCGCCGTTTTTATGATGGAGTGTGCGTAATCTTTTGCCTTAGACTTTGACTCCCTCGATCCAAAGCTTGTAAGTTTTATGGCACACATAGAATCTGGTGGGAGTGTCTTAATCACATTATGTGTGGTGCACATGACATCGAATGCATCTCTTAATGTACAATTTTCTTTCGCGTAATCAACTATGACCTTCTCGCCTCGCCTGTGTAACATTTGAATTATACGTGGAAGTTCGGTGAATGTTGCTGCATACCTGAGCATTAATGATTGATGACATTTTTTTATACCACTCCATCTCGCGTTTATATTTTTCTACGAGGTTTTGCATTCTTTCGCGAGTTCTTCTATGCCTTTATAGTATCTTTTTAAATCTTTCATAAAGCGCTTATTTTTCTCGAGACATTCACACTCGGGTTTATTGAGATAAATCCACGCGAGATTTGATTTAGAATACCGCGTTTCCTTTTGATTTTGATTAGGCTTTCTCGCCACAAGTTTTTTATTTTTTACGGTTTTCTTGAGTGGTTCCACGCGCTTCGTGAAACTTATGGCTTGCATCACTGTGTCCGCGAGGTCATCTTTCTTTTTTGATTCTTTAAATATTGGAAGCCAATGGGAATTTATTGGATTACTGTTTAAAAATGCTTCACACCTTTCGATGGATACCTTTTTACGCTTAAGATATTGCGCCTTACCCGGTCCACATACATCTGGGATTTTGAATTTAGCGTCGTATATGATTGTTTCTGACTTAGGACATTTTATCACAAAGTATGCATGTAGAAAATTCTCTACCATTTTCATTTTCTTATTTCTATCCGGTTGCTTCTCTATGAGAATTACGTTTGAATCGAGTACCCATGGACGTTCATCTAAATGTTTTCGCATGGATACGAACAATCCATCCTTGTGTTCAGGTGGAACACCCGAAACATCCCAGTTCACGACGAGATTCGATGTTTCGTCAAATTGGCACACGGCTAAATTCCGTATACCTACATCTATACTTAAAATCATTAATTTAAAGAAAATTTATTTCTTTATCTATATAAATGAAGAACAGTTGGATTAACACCACAGCTGTAATTGTATCTATATTAGTGGTCGTGTACTGGTTGTACACCATTCGCCGCGAAAAGATGGAGGGCAAGGATTCGAAAGCAGTGAAATACATAAAGGACGCTTCCCCAGAAAAGTTTATTAACCCATTCATCGTGTATGGTATGGCGAAAGAGTTGACAGAAGATGAAGAAAAACTTGCGAAGATCATCCCACTCGTGAAATCGGGTGATCGAAAAAAATTGATCGCGTATTTAGAATCTTTGTAAATTTTTGTTTTTAGTGGTCACAGTACACCACAGAGAACAAAAAGGAAATTAACGTCGTCGCATAGCAGAAAAGTTGGCAGTTTTGAGTTTGTTCTGTCCAGCGGGGGACATACCCATCATGACCATGGCAATGATTAACATAACACACGACAACGCGGCGCCAATGATCGCATACTTCATGGGACCGGTCACTGCACCAACCACACCCGCCACGGCTTCACCAGCCGAATCAATGACTTCAGCGGCGCCACCAGCTTTGGATGCAGCCGTGGCTTCACCTTTGGCTACGATTTCGCTTGCCATTTTATTGGTCGTCACAGCGGAAAGTAAATTCTTCGCAACGGCTTGAGCTGCGAGATCAGCGGAAATGTTTTGTTTAAATGTGAGCGATTCACCGTTGAGGCAAATAGCTTCGCCGATGTTAATCGTTTGGTCTTGAACATTAACAGATTCATTTATCGTCTTCGTAAGGTTGTTCGTTTCGAGACTAGTCTTCACGATGTTTTCAATTTCTGAGTTAATCGTTTGGTTGACGTTTTGTCTATCACCGAATTGCATATTTCCCATCTGTGTCTGTTTGTCGAGAGCAGCACCCGCCTGCGCCTGGAGTTCGCTCACGATGTCATTTTCAACGGCTTGGAAACTTTCTGTGATTTGTTCAGTCGTTGCCATGAAACTTGATGTAATCTCCTGGCTGGTATTTATGTTACATCCAACACTTCTCAAAATATTGAGTTCCATACCCTGAATATTCTGCATCGTATTTTCATTTATAGATTCATTATTGGTCACCGAATTATACATGATATCATTCACAACACTCATGTTGAATTCCTGATTGATGGTACTACTTCCACCACCACCCATGTTGTTTGTGATGTACTGAGAAAAAAATAACACTTAAAGACTACCATTTCCTTTAATGTATGTGGTGTTGGTGGTGTTGTCATCCATTTGAAGGTGAAACTTTAAAACTACCCTATAAATACGACGATAAACGTAGTAAATTTTACACTTGCGGAGGATTTTGTTCTTGGAGCTGTATGAAGAGATACGCCATAGATAAATATGGAATTACACGTGGGGGTATAATATGCAGTAACATCATCATTATGCGGAAAAAGTTGTACAACAAACTTGGCTCGATTACGATCGCCCCTTTGCGTGAACGTCTCGATGTATTTGGTGGAGACCTTACCATAGAGGAATTTAGGAACAATAGCGTCGTAGACAAAGAAAAACCTAGAGAAATAGACGCCAAACCCCACGAAGACCGATTAATACCAATTATTTCAAACACAAAAAAGATGGATGAAATAAAGAGTGCTTCCGGTAAAAACGATACACTCAAATTGAAGAGAGATAAACCACTCAAAAGAAACCAAAACAATCTTGAATCAGCGCTTGGGCTTATCATTAAGCCCAAACCGTAAAAGTCTGCGCTGTTTATTCGTCGGTTTTGATTTGGGTATATTTTTTGTAATCAAACTGTCGATCCAAGTCTCTCCATCGTACGCTTTCCAACGAATTCCATACTTTTCTATAACTTTTCGACATAGAACACACGGAAGTGATACACCCTCACCATAACTGGTTTCTCGGTGTATCACTAACGTCCCAAACTTGCGTTTGACCCAGGCTGCAAATTGGTGACCCCGATTTCCTCGTTTGAAACACTCACGTTTGAGTGTTTTTATCATTCGCCTTTCGGCGCAGCATATGCAATCACTTTCGAAAGTGGCGAAAATGACGCGTCGTGTAAGTCGTGACAACTGGATAGCACGGCATTATTACTTAACAATACATAGCTGGTTCCTTTTAATAGAGTTACAATTGTCACATGAATGCCCTTCAAACACAAAACAACAAGTGTCACATTCGTTTAAAACACTAATGTTTCTCTTCACGAGCTTATTTTCTGAATACAAAACTAAATCTCTGACTGTGTATATGCCATACATAACCATTGTTTCCAAGTTTGGAAATTTCATCCTATTTACCAAAGCAACCGCAACCTTTAGTTATCTTTAGCATCACTGAGAAGCTGTCGATCATGGGTGGAACCATTTTCTTGAGAACAACTTCAAGTTCGGAGTCTTCTTCACCTTCATCGATTTCTTCTATCAACGAGTAAATCAAGTCGAGGACAAGTTCCTTTTTTTCTGGACCTTTGAGCGTCTTGATGCTATTCACTTCCATCATCAGGTTCGAGACGATACCACAGATGTTTTCCTTGTTGACTCCGGTTTTCTTGTATCGTGCAGTCAATAACTTGACACGTTCGGCAACCTTTTTCGCCTGTGGGGACTTGTTGTCATATCCATCGAGAATGGTTTCGGGGGCGGAGCTCATTTATAATGTATACAGAAATAAATTCTTTAACAATTGTAATGGATACAGACGGTATCATAGTGTTCATTGCGACATCTCTTGGTGTACATCAATTGATACGTGAATTCACTGACGTGTACAACATGAAAAAGGTTGGTAGTTACACACCCGAATATGTAATATCTGGTATAGCCACGAGTATGTTGTGGGGAATTTATCAGTACAGAAATGGATCTAAATATTATGCTATGTATTCTCTAGTAGGTGTGCTACTTGGTCTCTATACACTCGCACAGATTCGGCGCTTGGCGGAAGACGAGCCTCAAATGTTGTTTCCGACGTAAGTTTCCCCGCAAATTGCAATATTTTACATTTTTCTTCGAACGTTAATCTTCCTGTCTTTTGCATCACATAAGACAGGAGCATTAAGATGATTTGAATTGAATCGACCACATGCATCTATTTTTTACAAACTTTAAAAAGCAACAATTTTCCCTCGTCGGAAATGCTCTGCATGAATTTCGCGTAGAACTGTTCAGCTGTGAGTTGTGTGCCATTGAGGTACGTGATCTTTTTTGTAGACTTTCTGAAAGTATTAAGTGCGTCGTAATGTTCTGCACACCAATTTTTTAATTTATTTATATGTGGTTGCGAACGATTAATGATTTCGTCTCTCGCATCTTTACCCGCCGCAAATTGAATCTTGTATTCGATGTAATCATCTATATCTATAAAATCACTCGAAGTTTTTTCTGGTGGTACAATCTGTGCATCAGCCGCAACGGCATCAATTAAGATCTTCTTAAGTTTTTCGAGATCGTACTTTTTAATATAAAATTCTTCAGTGCCTTCTATATTACCAGATTTCTTTGCCGATATACCACCTGCTACGGCAAACACGGAACCAATACAACTGAATGTACATACGAATAACAAGAAGACGAGTCTTTTATCCATCTGTTGTATGAAGATATTAAAATTTCATGTCAGTTGGAGCGGGGAATGGTTTGTAACTAGTCATTGTCATATTTGACTGAGCACTCCCTCGCTTTAAAGATGGTATCTTCACACCACGACGCTTCATCATCAAGTATATAGACAACACCAATAACAGTATGTGACCTATTAACGAAACTATCCCGAAGTTCCTAGCAGATTTATCGGCGGTGCTACTGCATTCGCGAGTCATCGCGAGTGTCATTGAAGATGCAATGAGACCGAAAATACCGAACAAGAGGGCGAATGCTGCGGCTTCAGATTTCACAATCTTGGTCAACAAAAGCGTGAGGATCATCGCAATAGCTGCGGTCATCGTGTGACTCAAGAACATTTTAAGGTTCTTCCATTTTTGAGAATTTTGGACTTGGTCACAATCGTTGAAGGTCTTAATTCCAACTGACGTGATCGCGATGTAGAATACACCCATGATAACGATCAAAAAGAGTGTACCATAAGACATTTCCATGTCTTGCCCCGTTCTCGCGGCAAGGTTTGATAGTTGTTGCATATCTAACTTAGACACAGCCATTTTATATCATGTACTGAGAAATTATTATGTATTATAGATTATCTTCGTATTGATACTATGATATTCACTGAACCCGACTGGAAAGGACAGAGGTCGAGTGGGTATGGTAGAGTGCACATAGGTGACAACACGGTCATACGAGAACTTACAATTATAAACAAACCGACGGATAAAGTCACGCATATAGGTGATGATTGCTACATCATGAATAGATGCTTTATTGGGCATGACTCTCACATAGGAAATGGCGTTCAAATGAATCCAGGTTCCAGTGTTGCTGGGTTCGTAAAAATAGGCGATCATTCGCATATAGGTATGAATGCATCTGTACACCAACGATCGAAAATCGGTAAATACTGCGTGATAGGCGCTGGTAGTTTCTTCAAAGGTGAATCACCCGATGGTATTATATGGGCTGGTGTACCGGCTAAACCTATAAAGGTAAATACCATAGGTATAGAAAGGTCAAGTTTAACTGAACACGAAAAACACGATTTAATCAAACGTTCTGAAACGTTTATTAACAATTTCAAGAGATCGAATTATATCTAATTGGTTTTATATTATTAATCATGTTCGTTATGAAATAATTTTATCATCTATAAATATATGAAGACGGGTGTGATTCTAATTATAATACTATGTATGTGTTCATTAGTTATAGGGGTAGGTGGTATAGCAGCATTTAATGTAATCTCAAATGTGAACACATCAACAAGTAATATAGTGGAACGCGTTCCAGAAGAGGTAGATCCACTATCCGTTGTATTACCATCGGGTCTAAAAGCTTGTGAGGTTAAAGGCGACTGGAAGCTTACCGGTGAATGTCAATCCGATGGAATGGGTGAACATACCCAAACTATCATAGATAATACAGATAATGGAACTGGTTGTCCAGATGGTGTTGATAAAAAGATGATGAAATGTTGTTACGAGAAAGGTAACTGGTTAGATATATCATTTTGTACAGGTGGAAAGAAACGACAGAAGCAAACTATTGTAAATTGTCCAAGTGCCAAGAAGACGCGTGACGTGGACTGTACAAAACAAACTAAATGTGGTTCAAATGGTAAAAGAATACGCACTACAAACGATTTGAATGGAAATGAAATCGCAACAGAAGAAGACTGTTGCTACATGTCAGAATGGCGAGACGTGGGTGGTTGTAAGGCGCGGGGTGGTGGAAAACAAACTCAAGAAAGAGATACTATAAATTGCAATAGTTATATACCTAAAAAACAAGAGATTGATTGTTGTTATATAGGTGAGTGGGAAGACTCCGGTGCGTGTCAGGAAGATGGCAAAATGAAACAAACGCGCTCTATTTACAACTGCCCCGATGAAAATGTGAATGAAAGAACAGTAGACTGTTTGTATACATTTAAAAAATCGACTGAAACGCCATACGGTCCAGATGGTGGACCAAAACAATATGGTAACGTTCACGATGTTTCTTGTGATAAAGATAACCACTATGGTGCACTCACGTCTTTTAAATTTGCAAAGAGTGATGATAGAATTCGTAATGAGTATAGTTGTTATATGAGTTCTAAACAATTCAAAAATAAAAATAGAAGAGAGACACCACATGGTGCATCTGGTTCGAGTGGTAGCGGTAGAAATCACATGTGGGATGTTGATTCGCACCCAGTTGAATGTGGTAACAATTTTATAACTGGATGGAAATTAAATCAATGGAGTAGTTCTATGAAAATGGTATATTCTTGTTCAAATATAGCAACTCCAGATGCAAGTAAGTGTGAAGTATTGATGTCAGACCATTTTGGTGCACCGCAGTACGCGGGTGAATGGACTAAAGCTGGTACTATTTCATGCCCAAAAGATAAGTTACTTACTAAATGGAAGTATAATCGTAATGAGGGTAGAATTAGATATAGATGTTGCCCTAAACCATGAATTAGCATTCTCATATGAGTTAACACGAAATACACGAATTAATCAAACGTTCTGAAACGTTTATTAACAATTTCAAGTGTTCGAGCGATATCTAGTGGATATCCAATTGAATTCCTCGACATAAAATGATGTATGTTCATTTCTATGGCATCTGTTTTTTCCACTATACCTATATTTTCTATAAAGTATTCATCGTCCGATGACCATCTATACACATCATCTTTGCAATATAAACTTATACTTCTACTCTTTTTCATAGATGTGTTACTCACTTCTATGTTAAATGATATATCGTCACATTTTCCATTTATGAGTACAGACTTTTCGTTTGCATATGGGACATCTATCGCGTGTATACTCTTTTTTGATTTCATGAGTAAAAACATCAATATAGAAATGGGGTGAATTGCGAGGTCTTCTACTATGTTTACATCACTTGGTATCATAGTCCCATTATTAAGCCATTTCATTTCTATATGTTTTATACCTTTACAATTTCCGAGATTCTTTATTGAATTGTGTTGTAGCCATGTAAAATCGCAATATAAAAATGTATCATCTGGTTTTTTAGAAAATATATCGAGTGTGTCTTCGAGTGAAGGACATATCGGTTTTTCTACCCATATATTTTTTACACCTTTTGAAAATAATTTTATTAGAATTGAGTGATGTGTACTTGCGGGTGTAGTGATAAACCATCTATCATCATTCGTAAATTTAACGTCATCAATTGATTTGTAATGCGCCATTTGATTATATGGATCTATGGTCGTTACATCGTAGTTATTTTTCGTTAGTTTGGTATTTAATATAGTACCGAAGTACCCAAGACCCACTATAAAACATTTCATTATTAAAGATTATACCTTATTCTTTAATAATGAAGGTTCCATATAATGATCTGTCAAGAATACACAATCCATTACGCAAATCGTTTCATGAATCATTGGATAGTGTGTTGAACACATCTGGTTTTGTGGGTGACGTTGTGTTTGCGGATGCATTCAAGAAGTATACAAATTCTGATTACTGTATCACGTGTAATAGTGGTACTGACGCCTTGTATATAGCCATAAAGTCTCTTGAACTCAAACCAGGTTCTAGGATCGCCGTACCCGCTATTTCATATGCGGCGACTGCCATGGCGGTTGTAAACGCCGGTCACGTACCCGTGTTTATTGATGTTGATCCAGATACTGGACTCATGTTGGTTGACACCGTGAAAGATGTTGATTGTGTCATCCCGGTTCACTTATACGGGCAGTGTGTCGATGTACACACGCTACTTAAATTGGGTGTTCCCGTCATTGAAGATTGTGCACAAGCACACGGTGCCACTATAAATGACACACACGTTGGTAATTTGGGTGTCATCGGTTGTTTCTCATTTTATCCAGGTAAAAATATGGGTGCACTCGGTGATGCGGGTGCATGCATAACGAACAATGAAGAACTCGCTACGAAAATGAAAAGATATGCAAGTCTTGGATCTCCGAAGCATAATCGATATGAACACGTAACAGATGGCATAAATTCGCGTATGGATGGAATGCAAGGTTTATTCCTCACAGAAAAATTAAAACACCTCGACGATTGGACGAATCAAAGAATAACACTCGCGGAGATATATCAAAGTGGTATGGAATGTCCTAATAGAAGTCGCGTTGGCAAAGACGTGTATCACGTATTTTATACTTTACAAAATGAACGAGAAAATTACATAAAACACATGAATGACAGTGGAGTTCAAACTGGTATTCATTATCCGTATCCTCTATCGGAATTGGAATGCTTCCGTGAATATCACATTTTGTGCAAAAATGCAGTTGAATTTTGCAAAAAGTGTGTGAGTTTACCGTTATTTCCGGGTATGACGAAAGATGAAGTCGAATTTACATTAAAGAGTCATAGAGATTTTCATCTTCCCTCAATTTAAGTACGCCATCTGTCCATCTATTATTATCTTTATCTACCGATTTTACGTGTAATATAGCTAATTGTGGGTGTGGAGAAACACCGATATTCGTATTATATCCGGATATGGATTCATGTAGACTATTACCGTACTTTATTCTAGAAGGTTCATTTTTGTAAACACGGTCTATATAATCCGGCCAATTTACCCAGTCATATTCATTTACTACGAATCCATGGTCTTTGTACCATTCGTCGGTTGCACCCAAGCATATATTTATTCGTGGAACTTTGATTAATTCAGCTTTTGTTTCAGTTATAATGTTTTTTATATTTTTTATGAGTTTTTCTTTTGGCATTTCATCTGGATCCACTATAAATATGTAATCACCCGTGCATTTACTCGTATGAAAATTGCGATGTGCACTGAAATCATCATCAAATTCTCTTTCACACGTGACTATATCATCTTTAAAGTGATCCAATACGCGCAACACCTGTGGCGTGACATGAGCAGTGTCCACTAAGACATTAATTTCATCTTCAGTGTCTTTTGTTCGTTTTAAAAATGAAATGAGTGAATATAAATCTTTTGACTCGTTGCACACGGTTATTGCATACGACAGTTTCATTATTAATATTAAAGAATATGATGTCTTTAAGTTAAGTATGATACCAGACGTTATTCATAAAGTAATTATAGTAGATGAAGGTAAATTACCTGTATTACCACCTGAAATGAAAAAAGCCATAGAAACATTTTATAGAATGAATCCCGGTTACAAAGTCAAATTGTTTTCTGGAAATGATTGCATCGAATATATAATGACGTATTTCAACGATAGAATCCTTGAAGCTTATAAAAAATTAAAACCATATTCATATAAATGTGATTTGATGCGTCATTTGATATTGTATAATGAAGGTGGGTGGTACACAGATGCAAGAATGATATGTTATAAACCACTTGATGTATTAAAAAAATACAACAAAGAATTTTATGTGTGTGTAGATACACCACAACAGCAGTTATGTATGACGACCGGATTCATTGGTTCTATTCCGAAGCACCCAATTTCAGAAAAAATGATAGACATAATCTTATGGAATATAGACAAAATGCATTATGGTATGGATTGTCTGGCACCAACTGGACCGGGTGCATATATAAATGCATGCATAGATCATTTACGAATGTTTCCATCAAAGTGTATGATAGGAAAGCATGTGATAGATAACGGTGAGCAATTTATCGACTATGAATGTGGACGCATTGCAAAGGTTAAGTATAATAATGCAAAAGGTGCAGATAATAGTGATATAAAAGGTGGCAATGATTATGGTGAAATGTGGCGGAATTGGGATATCTACTTAGTCAATACGTAGATGTAAATCTTCTCCTCATCATCCGTTATGAATTCAGTTGTTAATCCTTCGATTCGAGATAAAATAAAATCTACGACTTTCCAATTGTCGAATATAGTAATATCCTCTATGATTAGTTTTGAACCTTTATTCATTCTACTGATAAGTGAAATAATAGAATTTACATCAGCTGTAATGTGATGGAGTCCATCGATTATAGCGAAATCAAATGAAATACCCTCAAATAAATTATCCAATTCATCTTTATTGAGTTGATCGACTTTAGCGGTTTTGATATTATCTTCTTCAAATAGAATTTCTTCATCTATATCAGCTCCATATACTTTAGAACCCTTTACAAAATCTCTGAATGCTCGTAGGGATGAACCGGGGGTAGAATCAAATCCCTGTTCTTGTTTATAGAAGAACATTGTAGACGCGATGTTTGGGTTTTTGGTTCCCATACCAATTTCAAGAATGTTGATGTCCGTTTTTGAGGATAACACGTTACTGTAGTATTTATAATAAGGATTTATGAACTTATCCGAACCATACTTAATAAATAATTCCTTTAGTTCTTCTTCGTTGCCATTTTCAAATTCACTGTATTTTTTTACAGTGGGTGTATAGTCAGTGAGTGCTATACACTCTAACATGTTGGGAATAAAACTACTAGCACCTTCTATCCAAAAATATGGATGATCCTTTGCACCAGTGGATTTGAAATAATTTGATAGTGGACCTATGTTTAATTCTTGCATGTTGTACATTTGTATGTTATGAAAACTTTAAACCCGCTAAAAAATTCTCTAATTTATATAACATGCTCGAAGAGGAGATCGACGACCTCGCTAGAAAGAGGTCAGAACTAGATGACATCATAGCAGACCTCTACGAGCTAAAACCACTTTTAGAAAAGTGTGAAAGTGACACTGTTCTAAAAGAGTATAATGAATGTGATGCATCTGTTTTGTCTCTCGCAGAGTGGTACATACGCACCAAACCACTTTTTAAGTATATCGTATCTTGGCTCAAGATGTATTATGAACAAAAAATAGAAACACAGAAAGAAACCGACCAATTAAAACAAAAAATAAAAACACTACGTCATTCCGTCCTCGCGACATTTAATAAATCTTGAGAATCTCAGCCACAGCAGGGTGTCTCAGGATGTCTTCGTCGTGCATCATCACGTGTTCAACGTATTCAAATTCATTTCCCTTGAGTTTGTGTACGAGATCCGCCAGACCATTTTTTCGATTCGTCAGGTCACTTTGTTTCAGGTCACCCATGACGACCATTTTAGAATTTTCACCGAGGCGTGTGAGAAGCATCTTCATTTGGTTCGGTGTACAATTTTGCATTTCATCTCCGATGATGAACGCATCGTTAAATGTTCTCCCTCGCATAAACCCAAGTGGTTCGACTCTCACAGCATACTCCAACTGGTTACGTGTCATGTGTGCCTCGAATACGTCCATCATCGGACGAATCCAAGGTTCCATTTTACGCTCCATTTCCCCTGGAAGATATCCCATATCTTCGTCAGCGGCAACAATAGGTCTCGTTAATATAATTTTAGTACATTCTTTAGCCTTGAATTTTTCAGCTGCATATTGGCACGCAAACATAGTCTTACCAGACCCAGCTGGACCTGTAGCGATAATGATTGGTTTGTGTGATTGTAATACTCGTGTATATTCGATTTGCCCAGGGGTTTTTGGAAGATTCATCTAATATTACTTAAGGTTTTTTCTTTATTACATTATAAGATGGAGTTTCACTTTGTCAATGTTGGCAGAGCCAATTTGGCCACTATAATTGACCCAAACCGCGTACCACGAGCTATATGTTTTAGAGATAGAGTAAATGCTGTAAAGTATATTGATTACCTTTCTATGCACAGGTCAAAATTTGGTTACTGGCCTAATGTCGATTTAAGTGAGCCAGTGACTAAGATTACACCCAAAGAAGGTGCAAAAAAGCGTACACCCGACTATGTAAAAAAGTTCATAAGAATAAATACACTCAAAGAACACGAACTTAGTGGAATATCTATGACGTCGGGTTTATCTTACTTTTACTGTCACGAATTTGAATGTGATGATGAACTTTTGAAATTAAATTTACGTGGACAAGAAATTGATGGCATGGTTGACGATGAGATGTACAAAGAATCACTTGAATGTAATTTAAAGATAGAATAGTCTATTATGGTATATAATGAGTTCATTTTCATTTAAATTTGACCCAACCAAAAAGGAGCACGTCGAATGGCTTAAGGCGGCGGGTGACAGTTTTAAGAAATCCATGCGCGAAAAAAATGATTTCATGAAAGTTGTGAATGAAAATCCAGTATCAGACGAAAAAATAAACCCCCAGGATTGGGCGCAACTTCACTTTGTGTTGGCGATGAAATATACAGATGCGGTTTTCGATGGCACTGCACACATCCCAAAATAAAAAAGTTGCAATAGATAAATGAGAATGTACATAGGTGTACTCGCCCTCGTCATCGTTTATTTTTTGTTAAGTTCGAGTGAATTATATGCTCCTCGCGTATTGGATAGTGATTGGTTGGCTACTCGGAATGATCCAGAGAGAAAGGGGTCTCCATTCAATAAATGTTCTCCCGAATCATTTGAAGATTGCGCAAAAGTTAAATTTCCATACCTAAGTAGGTATTAATTATTGTAATAAGTAAAAGGTACAATGATCAGAGAATACGTTATATCTAAATATGCTGAACTTTTGGATTTGCCAAAAGAACACACACTATGTGTGAATCTCGAGAAAAGTACACACAATTGGGCCATTAATAGAAGCACATCACTCGGCGATGTCGCCGCAGCTGATAATTATAGGCACATGGATCGTTACAAACACAAGTTTCTCCAGATTCAATATAATTTGAAAAGATCACCCGAACTCAAACATAAAATTTTAAATGGGGTCATAAAAACCGCATCTATCATGGATCTTTCACCACATGCTTTGTGGCCGGAAGGTCCGTGGGCAAAAACATTCAAACAACATGCAGAAAAGAATATGAAAAAGGATTACGTTTCTACTATGTTGCAAGATGCAAATTATAAGGGTATATTCAAGTGTAATAGGTGTAAGTCATATAAAACAACCTATTACGAAATGCAAACTAGAAGCGCAGATGAGCCAATGACTGTGTTTATTACGTGTCATAATTGTGATTCTCGGTGGAAGTCATAAGTTACTTTAAGAATAAATCACTACATTAGTAAATGGATAATCAAATAGTGGACGTGCAATTTGAAGATGGAACTGTCTCTATATGCCAGATCCTCGATCAGATTGGGAGTGAATATATTGTATCCGAATTGATATGTAAAAGGGATGGAACATGCAAATTCTCCGCGAATACGTGTCAAATTGCGAAAGATACCGTATGTGGATTTTACGATGTAACAAAACTAGAAAATACGAACTTGTTCAGGCGAGTTTCTGAAAATGTATATGAAACTATTTATGATTCAGACGAAGATTATGAAGTGTCAAGTGAAGAAGAAACTGATTCTGAATCTGATATTAGCTTGGATGATGAAGAAGATTAATTTCTATGTATGTAATAAATGAAGAATACGAATCAAACACTTATACTCGCGGTAGTTGCCGTTGTCGCCCTTTACGCATTTATGTACCAACCAAAGCAACGCAAGGAAGGTTACTGTGGTGCTTGTCAAAAGTAAATCAATTAAACGTTAGATGCGCCATTTAGCAAATGGCTCCGTACAGACCACCTAACACACATTATAGTGAATTAGATGTCTCGTCGTACGAGGAAGATGATATTTTCAAGTTTGTAGGTAAGTCTGGTAAGAGGTTTTATTGGCTTACGCGCTTTCTAGATTTGTCCTATCTCTGGTACGACAAGAACCGTAAAGTCATTGAAATTTGGGGACCTTATGAATCTCTCCAGAATTTCCAGGCTCATCACATCATTGAATGTGAATTAGACCTAAGTTGTAATAAAGATTAAGTGAATTTAATATAAAATGTACAAACGTCCCACTTTGAGATTAAGAGACCCATGTACTACCCCGTTCATACGACCGGTAGAGGGTACATTTTTGCATTCGATAACCAAGAATGAAAAGACTAAATATTTTGAACCACGAGAAACATACATCGCTAATTATGATAATTACATTGAAACCCTACGTAAATCATGTGAGAAGAGTGGTGCAAAGTTTAAAGTTCCAAAGTATATTTTGCCCATGCCAGAAATAGTTCCAGTGCCTCAGAAAAATAAATCACTGATTGGATTCGTTGATGATGTCATCGTGCGTGTAAATGTTTTGAAATGTGGTAAAGTCCGAGTTAAGCTCATCACACACATGGCAACACTGTACGAAAAGTATTTTTCAAAAAATAAGATTCCACCGTCTAAAACATTAGCCGCGGCGTTGAAAGCGATTGGGTATGATGAAAGGTATGTGTCGAGTGTACCCGATATAATTGAAAATAGACGAAAATCAATGGACATTCGATGGAAAACGCTCGATGATATGTTTAATAAACCATCCGCGTCCAATTCTAAGAAAAAGGCGAAAAAAGAACCAGAACCGGAACCAGATGTTGAAATTGAACATGAAGAAGACGATGAAGATGAAGAGGAAGATGATTCCGCGCCAGCCGAAGAAGCGATTGGTAACGATGAAGTCGAAGATGATGAAGAGGTAGTCGAAGAAGAGTATTTTTCTGATGGAGAATAAACCTAAGTGATATGTAGTCATATTGTAATCACATTCAAAATGTTCATCACAAACGTCCTCGCGAATAATATTATTCTCGACCGAGCCGTGTTTTGTGATATAAAACAGGCTTCAACCTACGCGATAAGCAAATCTAGAGAAAAGGTTTGGAGACTCAGTGACTCCTGCGTCTACTACGGAAACGTTGAATCGAGGGTGTACGAAATAAATATCGAAGAATCATCTAACCACAAAGATGAACATATTCTTTCTTTCCTTGGATCCATGTGAAAACGCGAAAATGAACTGCGATCAACATGTCGTAAAAATTCAATTGGAAATCGTGCAAATGTTATACACGGCATGGCATTTATCAATGCAGGGAGATTATGTATCGAGCCACGCACCTTTCATAAAGAATGGGACTCGACGTGGATATAGACCGGCGCACCCCAAACACCCGATGACCATGTGGGTTGCGTCATCTTTAGAAAACTATATGTACGCGTGTAAGATTGGTATCGCTCTCACACTCGAATACACGCGTAGATATAGAAAAATACACACATGCGCAAAGCATTTGATGTGGTTATGGGATAATCACCCGGTACATTTTAAAATACATAAAAGTGATACCGCGTATTATTCAAGAGAAGGTATTCCAGAATGTATGCCTGACATGTACCATACCTCGTCAATAACTGATGCATATCAAATGTACTACATGGTAGAAAAGATGCAATTTGCTAGATATAAAGATTTCTGTGTTTAATGTAATATGTTAACAAGTGCTAAACTTTTTAGTGCACCTTCAATATCAGTGAAAAAAAGCGATAAACCTCAACCTAAACTATTCAGTCAATTTATCAGGGGTGTGAAGAAGAATGAAGTTCAAGACGTTCTTGTTCAACCCAATAACCGCGTCGTGTATTACATGGATGAGAACGATGAACTATCTATGTCAAACTATGTGCCATCCGAAGCGTTTTGGAACACACTCATTGAAAGTGACGCAAATGTAAATTTAGATCTCGCAGCATCTAACGCGTCGCTCAGTGATGTCACGTCTATTGGATTTACTCTACTTCTCGGATTCGTACTCTTACGCATGTTACTTTCTGGTGTGGGTGGTGGGGGTATTAATCCATTTAACATGAGTGATAAACCTACCGAAGTAGAAAATGAAATAACCACGCGTTTCGACGATGTTCAGGGCATCGATAGTGCGAAGGATGAACTTCAAGAGATTGTCGGATTTCTTCGTGATCCCACACAATATATTATCAGTGGTGCAAAGATTCCAAAGGGTGCTTTACTTACAGGTAAACCTGGTACCGGTAAAACACTTCTCGCTCGCGCGATAGCGGGTGAGTCGTCCGTACCGTTCATTCAGTGTTCCGGTTCATCTTTTGTCGAGATGTTCGTCGGTGTGGGCGCGAAGCGCGTACGTGACGTGTTTGAAATGGCACGTAAAGTACAACCGTGCATTATATTCATCGACGAAATAGACGCCATCGGCAAGAAACGCTCCATGAGTGGTTTTTCTGCGAATGATGAACGGGAACAAACCATTAATCAACTCTTAACCGAAATGGATGGATTCGATAACGATACACAAATAGTCGTCATCGCAGCAACAAATCGCCTCGATATTCTCGATGACGCGTTGCTTCGCCCGGGTCGTTTCGATCGTAAAATTCAGGTGAGTCTCCCGGATGTATACGGTCGAGAGAAGATCCTTCAAGTTCACTCGAAGAATAAGAATCTTGCTCCCGAAGTTAATCTCATGGACACTGCGCGACAAACGACTGGATTTTCAGGTGCGGATCTCGAAAACCTCATGAATGAGTGCGCCATTCGTTCAGTCAAAGAAGGTACGAATGTCATCACACCATCTATCATTGAAGACATGTATCAGCGTGTGGTCGTGGGTGCAAAGGGTGGACATCCCATGTCCGATGAACGTAAAAGACGGGTAGCGTATCACGAAGCTGGTCACGCTATCATAGGTGTATTGATGCCAACGTATGATGAAGTTCGTAAAGTGAGTATCATTCCACGCGGTGATGCGGGTGGGGTTACATTCTTCCAGCCCGCGACAGATGACAGAGGTATGTATACTAAGGAATATCTTTTGTCACAGATCAAAGTCGCGTTAGGTGGACATGCAGCAGAAGAGATTGTCTATGGTAGAGAATCTGTCACCACTGGTGCGAGTAGTGATTTTGCACATGTGTATATGATTGCACGCGAAATGGTTTTAAATTATGGCATGTCTGATGCCATTGGTAAAATAAATGTACAAATGGATACACTGTCCCAGCAGACATCATATCTCGTCGATCTCGAGGTGCATCGGATCACCGATGAATGTTACGCAGATGT